CCCCCCCCCCCCGTTGTTTAATCGCATCTAATGTTGCTCGAGTTTTACCAGTCCCCGGGTCAGAGAAATTGCACATCCTCGGGTTTACTAACCAGAACTCTGTTGCTTTTTTCTGATGTTCAAAGGGCTTCGGGATTGTATCTGTCGTCATAAACATCCTCATATAAACTGATTAAGTCGTCTTGGGTGATACCGAAACTTTCCAAAAACAATGCCGCAGCCTCGGGGTCGTTGATAACGAACTCGTAAATCTCGTTAAAGTCGAGTTTTCTACCCACTGAGTTGAACCTGTTGGGTGAGCTGTAATAACCGACAGCTTCCCAGTACGGCGAGTAACCGAAATCTCCAGCTTCACGTTCAATAGGTAAAATATCTAATTCACCTGCTTCTACTGCATCGTTTATCGCTTCCGCTAGCTCGTCCAGATAGACTAAATCTACTGTTTCACTAGCTGAGTGTGCGTTACTGTATCCTGCTGCAATGTTCACGCATTCTGGTACAATGTCAGCAAACGTTGCTACATCGGTATACGAACCGCGGTCAGATGGCTTGTGCCCCATACCAATAGATTGGCATAAAGCTTTTGTAAATGTTTTACTAGCACAATCTCCTACACCCTGAGAGTAGATAATTTCGGTTGTGCCGCGACGGTCAATCTCAATCGCCATACGCACTTTCTCAAGGACATCTTTTGAGTTTTCCCGGAAGTAATCCGCACCTAAGCCTCCTCGTTCTTCGCACCGGGTAAAGAGGTACTGTGCTTTAACCCCTTTAGAAATGAGATACAGCATGACAGCAATACCGGAGGCGTCGTCCGCACCGAGACATCCCGGAGTCGACATTACGTCTTTATACTAGACTAGCGACATTACACCTTCGTGCTGACATACCTCTTGTCTTTCTGGCTCGTCTTTACGGTGCACTGTGTCGACGTGAGCGACAAACATCAGTGTGTCTTTGCCCATATCAAGTAACATATTGCCGTAGCCATCGATTGTTAAAGGTGCATCTGGTGCTAGGCGTTTTAAATTCGGCAATAGATAGTTGTTAATGAACGCTTTTTCACCGACGCTGTCATGTGCACGTCGGTATGAACAGATAATCGGCATTGTTTGGCTAGGCAGCATCTTCTAACTCCTCTTGTTCTAAATTGTTTAAGTATTCTTGGGTTACCCAGTCATTTTTGTACTTCACGGCTTCACTGATTGGGATATAGCAGTCCATGGTATCTGACCGGTAACCGTCGTCGACTGAGTAATAATCATCCCCAAATCTGAAATACATGTCACTTTGGTGGTATTCTAGGAAAAACTCCCCATCTACGGTTTTTACACATACATGTTCACTGGCGTAGTCTACGTCGTTGTAGCTTTCACATAACCTTACTACTTCGGCATTATTTAACCAATCTTCGTGAATATAGTCTGTTGTTGTATAACTTGACGCAGTATCAATGTATTCAATAGCATCGTTTTCGTGGACATGTTTATTATGGTAGTCCGAATAATGAAGGTCATTTACGTGGAAATACCCGGTGCGTCCTATCGGTTCGTAATAATCATCCCGGCAATCACCGTATACTGTACCTACACCGCTTACACTGATGTATTCATCCTCTTCATCGTTATCATGGTACTCATTGCAATGGTCACAGAAACAATGGTATTTTTTGTATAATACCGCCCTGTTATGTTCGATTTCATACGCACCATCTGCGTCAATCTCGATGTAGTCTTCATATAATTTGAGTGAATTGTGCGGGTCTACATAAGGTGCGACGATGTTATCATCTTCGTCGTAGATAATGTTTAATTTCCCGCCTTCTGTACCGTTATGTGCTATGCCGACAGACCTAAGAATTTCTTGCGCGTTTTCAATACCGTAAACTCGGTTATAGCTGATATCGTCTCCGTTAATCTTAACAATCGCACGGGCGACAAATGGGTACTGGCCTTCTTTGTTAAATTCTTTTGAATCTGGGTGATGGTGTGTGATTAACGCTAAACGCAAGTTTGGCGAATTGTTGTACGGTTCGGTTGGGTAGATGTAACGTTCCCATTCGGGGTCATCTTCACATGTATCTTGTCTAATCAGCCCATAATAAGATGGTCGTTTTGCCATGCAAGAACTCAGGTTTTGAGTGACAGATAACACACGGTAATGTTTATGGATAAAACGGTCAGTGAACATTACATACATCGTTTTATATCTTGCTGTAGTTTGTGTCACTTTTCGTTTGATGTCGTCATCACTAAGTTCTGGGAATAGCCATTTTAGGGCTCTACCTAACTTTATTCCTTTTTTAGTAACTGGTTTTTCACCTTTCTTTGTTACCGTTAATGTAACATCCCCGCCATCTACTACTTCAGCATCCAATAACTCGAGGTTATTTTCTACCCATCTATCTGCCTCTGTGCGAGTATCGTCAAATTCGTAATAGCGAACATCCGAAAACATATAGTTTATGTAACGTACTACGTCGAGTGTATCTGGTTTAAACTCCAACAATTCACCTGTTGGTAGTCCTTTTTGCTTGTCATCAAGCATAGATTGTTTTACACTTTCACGTAGAAGTGAAAATGTGTGTTCTGTGAATGCCATTTTTGCATCTCCATTCTGTAACTTTGGTCGGTTATGGATTGGTCTCCGTTGCCCGTTGGTTTGGTCACCAACGGGCACTTTCGTATTTACAGCATGCTTGCGTCGAATTTCTCTTTACAATGCCCTTCTTTGCCGTAAAAACAAAATCTGCAAGCGTTCAACGATGGTCGTGCCGGGAATTCTGTTGCTGTGGTCATTTCCTTGGCTCGTTGATGTAGCTGTGGGTGAAAAATAAGTGCTTGTTGTCGTGTGTATTGTCGGGTTAATTTCTCCCCTTTATCTAAATACCAAAATTCAACCTTGATAAAATCAAGTTCTGGGTATCGCATGAATGCAGCGATAGCGTAAACTAAGCCTTGTTCGCCATGCTTGAGTTCGTTTCCAAACTTCCTACCCGTCTTATAGTCAATAATCAATGCCGAACCGTCGTCATTTTTTACAAAACAGTCGAGTTTTGCCATGTGCCAGCATTTCGGTCCTAGCCACTCTGACTCTGACCAGTCCTTGTCGAAACTCCATTCGTCTTCGCAGAATACGATTCCATCTTCGAAGGCTTTTTTCAGAGTCAAGAAACCTTTTTCAAATTTCATCAGTGCTGGCGGTACTTCATCACCCTCTTGCCCTCGCACAAAGCGCTCTGCAAGGTCGTGTATTTCACTACCACGGCTCACTGCTTCAGAAGACGGTTCTTCAATTTTATCGATACGTCTGAAGGCTAATCGACGCGGACATTCTTCATATGTCGATAGACTTGAGAAGGACCACGTTTTAATGGACCCTGCTTCAAAAGTCGTGTCAACTTCGTTTTTGTCTTTGTGGGGTTTAGGTACAAAAACTTTGACAGGTAGATCATTGGATTGGACCGGTGTAATTGCTTTCCCGACTGCCCCATCCGGTTTAAACTGCTTCATGACTGGTCTCCGTTTTTAAATGTAATACGCGTTTTGCGGTTTCAAATTTTTTCTTATCCTCCGCCGGTAAATCTTCAAGAATCGCGTTCAGTAGTTCTTTATCGATTACCCATCGGATAGATGTGCCATTGATATTGCGTATCCTTTGGCTACCTACACCGTTGGCGCGAGCTAAACGACCAAACTTGTTTGAGGTCATTTCTTTGGTCCCTTCGATTAGGTGATAGAGCTGGCGCAAATCCTCGTTAGCAACGAATGAAATAACACCATCTCTAGCATCGAGTAACCACTTCTTGACGATTTCTTTACAACGCATAGCGATGGTGATATTGGTGATTTCTACTTCTTTCACCTCCAATACACCGGTGAAATAATCGAGGTTGCCCGAACGTACCGCGCTAAAGAATGCTTCACTACTCGATTTACCTGCTTCGCGAGCGTCTTGTTTAGCTTGGTTCTCTAACGCCTCAAAGGCTTTAGGGATGTTTACTCGGTAAGTGCTAAGGAATGCCGCTAATGGTTCAAGTTCTTCAGCAAGTTTCTTGTCTGTTCCTTCACGGTCATAGACAAACTCAGGGTAACGGGTACGTAGCATTTCTTCTTGGCGAGGAGCCACGTTATAACGGCGGTCGTTATCAGGGATATTAAGCGCGTTTACATCGTTGGTTGACATAATCACACTCATAAACGACTTCATCTGTACCTGCTCTTGACGCATTGCACGAATAGTACGTTCATCGTCAGTGATGAGGTTCTTGAGCGAGGCTTCAGTTTTCTTGGCGTCGCGCAGTGTTTTCATGTTAATCTCGTCGATTAGCACTAATAACGCATATCGTTCCCAACCGTTTTTGTCGTCTTCGAAATTTTGTAATTGTTTTTCGAAGGCGTACTGCTCTCCCCACAATGGTCGACATACATTCCGGTAAAATGCACCTTTACCTGTGCCCCGTGTACCCTGTAACACCCAACATGTTTCAGCTTTACGACGGTTTTGAAAGATGTAAGCGAACCAATTAATGAAATGTTTAATTGTCGTGTCATCATAAGCCATCATGTGTGCGATAATCTTATAGATGGTCGGACATACAAACTGTAACATCCACCCGTTTGAGTAACCAACGTCGGGGATAGGCGCTTCATATTTTGTACGCATATATTCGGTTGGTCTGAACGTGTTTACATAGGTGTATCCGTTGTGTTCGTCCATTGTGAATACTTCTGTACTTGTCGGATCGAAACGACGCTCAGCAAGAGGGATTGCATCTGGTAAAGAGCGTCCATAATGGTTAAACCACAATTCTGCTTTGGATTTGTCGTTAATACATTCTTCGGCGATGACTGCTTTTTCTTTTGGCGAATAGAGCGTCATCAAGAATGTATTACCCTGTTCTAAAAACACCATTGGTACGTTACTTTCTTTCTCCGCTTTCGGTATTTCACGGTCTTTGAAGCGCTCAAGGTGTTCTACATAAGTATCAGGGTCAGCGATTTCGAATAAGAACGGGTCTTCACCTTTAAAGTTACGTACTACTGTCGGGTTGGCGAGTAATACATAATATGCGTTACTGTCACCGTTCGGTCCTATGTTGTAGTAACAAAACGTGTCGTTATGGTACGCATAATGCATACTGACACGGTTCGGGTTATTGACTACATTACAACGTTCGCCGTCGTGGTTAAGTACAGTGTATGACGGCTCGATGAATTTCATACCCATCGCTTTGTGTAGTTTTTTCAGTAGTTCTTTGCGTTTGTGGTCAACTACTGCTGGGTCAACCGACATAATTTCATCTGAAATTGTCGCTGATTCTTTAGCTTTTTTGACATAAACAACACGGTCTTCGATATTACTGAACGGGTTCTCAACACCGCCCATAAATAATGGTGGTGCGATGAACACGATTCGTGAGTTGTCAGCAAGACAAGGATCGAGTAACCACTTAATTTCTTTCCCCGCCGGTGTTGTGCGTAATTTGTCACTGAAGTGTTCTAGGTTTTGCGCTTTAATCCACTCTTTCAACGACTTTGGCGATACGTAACCGTCTAGGAAAAAATGTAGATGGATACGTACCGAGTCAGCCATACCACAACTGCTAGATGCACCTACTACATAACTGGTGTCAGCGAGCTGTGGGATGTAACTAATTACACTTTCTGCGACAGTGATAAGTTTTTCTCTACTAAACTTCCCTCGTAAACCTTGAATATCGAGGTTTAAGCCGTCGATATCTAAGACCATCAGTTTTGTGTCAGCAAGCGTGTCGGTTAGACCGCGACGAGATTCGTTGTTTAAGGATTGCTTTAACAATCCTTTATACATACAGTGCCCTTTTTTAGCATGTTCTCGTAGTTTTTCGGCATACTGTTCCAGTGAAGCAACTTCTTCGTGAAAACTAGTGAAATTCTTCACTGTCGGGTATGATTCCACATTAGCTGGTGTGTAAGTTTTACGAAGCGGCTTCAATGCGCCGAGAAACACGATTTCCATTGTTGCCCTCCTACATGATTTTTTGTTTCTTGAGTTTTTGGTGCCATTCGTAGTCATCTCGACAATCGGAATCGCAGAATAATTGACCTTCAGGTAAAGGTTCATCACAATAATGACACAAACCCGTGTAACCCAATGATTTTGCTTGGTTTTTTCTTGAGGTTTCTATTGATGAGTGTAATAAAAAAGCCTCTGTTTGAGATGCTTTGTCGATATCGTCCATTTTTAACCTTAGATTATTACATTGCATGTAATATTATTACACACAATGTAATATTTCTAAACACTATTTTGAGTATTCGTTGGCAAAGCCCCCTTCTGCGGCGAGTGGGATATTCGGCATCCAGTCCGGTACAACGCACATCATATCTTGGATGGTTTGTTGGATGACTTCTGGTGGGAAATCCGGTCTATCACTACGCGCAACACAGATAATTTCATCGTGTACTTGTAAGACGATACGTCCAAGGTCGTTTTCAACAAGCCATCGGTCAATGCGGTTCATCGTTTCTTTGATGATAAGACCTGCTGTTGCTTGGCAAATATTTTCGACTAACAAACCACCGTATATTTTCTTCCAGAATTTGCCATTCCAGTATTCATACCAAGTATCAACGCCATTAGCGTGTTCCATCTGTTGCATTCGCAGGCCCGGATAACTGAGCCATAAACCATTTGGCATAAGGATACAGTTATGTAAAACCCGTAAATGACCCCATTGAATGTCGCATGCAGGGTCTAGCATTTGAGTAATCATCGAGTTGGCAATCTGCCAGTTTTGGGTAATCATCGGGAATTTTTCTCGGTAACCATACACACATTTCTGAGCAAACTCGTCAGAACACGCCATCGGTGTCATACCCATTGGTCCTGATTGTAAGGTACGCTGGAATGTTCTCCACCCCATACCGTAACCTAAGCCCAGAATACACACCTTACCTACCCCACGTTCGTGTTTGAGCGACTTATCCACTGGATAGCCGAACACGACATCGGTGGCAAAGTCCGAATAGATATCTCTCCCGTTTCTGAACGCCTCTGCAAGGTCATTTTGCCCAGAAAAAGTTGCCACTACTCTGGCTTCGATGTTACTACTATCTGCTACGAATACGAGGTGATTTTTTGGTGCAGTAAGCGATAGGCGGTGTTTACTGCCCCGTTGTAAGTTTTGGAGGTTAATACCATCGCAGTTGTGGACTAGCTTTCCGTTAGCCCAAAATCTGTTTCTTGGACCGCAATCGTGTATGTCATATACTGGTTCGATATTTACTACGTTTTGTAATAATTTGTTCATCCGAAAGTCCTTGGTTTATAAACGTTCTTATTGATTCGTATGAGTAGTCGCACACCTTTTGTAGATGTCGTATCCGTTCTCCTTTATCGGTTCTCTTGTACTTGCGTTTATTTAAGTTTTGTTGTTTTCTATCTGCCCACCTTAAATTTTCTGGCTCGTAACCTTTTTCGTTATCTATTCTGTCTATGCTGTGGTTTCTGAACCTTTTCGGCATTCATTACCAGTCAATCTGATATTTCCTATAAGTTGGTTTCGGGCAATCCAAAATTGCCTCTCCGCCTTGTTTTGCTCTAGCCAAACTTGTCTGCCCATTTTCTGTGAAGACTTGGTGGTCTTCTGTCCCTGTGATTCCGTCATACGTGATTACCTCTTTATAACCCTTGAAAAACACCCCTCCATGTGTTACAAAATCTTCCCCATCCCAAACCAAATCACTATCGTCCAGATTTACGATGGGGATTTCTTCAACTATGTTATTTGCGTGTTTAACTATGATTTTTGTATCAGCAGAGAGGCAGCCAGAATAGCGCCCTGTCGCTGCACCATAGTATTTAAGGGGTACGGGTAGACGTCCTTCTGGGTTTAAGTCCGATGGTTGCGAGCAACGTAACATTGTCGCGGCACGTGACGCCGCGATTGTTGATTTAACGAGTTCGCGAGCGTTGAAAATCTGTTCGAACTCAGGGTAATCGTCACGCATCTTGATAAACGGCACGTCTCGTTTACCAAATGCGTAAGTTGGCGCGCCTTTCGCATTGAGTTTGATTGGTGGTTCGATATCGAGGGCGTCTTTCAGTAAAACAGCGAAACGCTGGTTGGACGAGAAAAGTGTTTTGTCAAAAACATAAGGCAAGGCAACCCCTTTCGATTTGCAGAGGTTTTTTACCATTGTTAATGCTTTTTCAACCGCGGTTTCTGTTTCATGTACGTCTTCTTCGATAGCTGTTTCTAACAACGGTCTATTGATAACGAAACTTGGTTCAACGTACATGCGAATGACCATGTGAACTTGGTATAACTCTTCTTCTGGGTAACCGTATTCAACGAGCTTTTTAAAGATTTCACGTGTCAAGTGCACATCTTGATTACCATAGCGAGCCATTACGACGTGCTGTTCAGGTGTAAGGGTTTCTACACCAAGGAAATTAATAAGCTCGTCGCCTTTTCGCATGGTTTCATCATCAGGGAATACACGAATCGCGAGTTCTTTGAGTGAAGCGGATTCTGTGGGCCAGAACCCACGGCTCATTGACATGGTATCGTAATAAAAAGAAGGTTTGATGCCGTATCGCCAGTTGAGGATAGCGGCATCAAAGGCCGTATTTTGAGCAACCAGTGCCCAGTTATCGAGACTGCGAAGGAGGACGAGCGCATCTTCGATATGGTCGGTGTCAAAATACTGAATTTCCCCGTCGTTTATCGCCATTTGGATTGAGTGTAGTTTAAAACGAGGGTCGCGAATGTACTCAGTCATCGTCATTTTGCTGAGTGAGTATTCACGGTCGAAGTAAGTTTCAACGTCGAGATAGACTAAGTTTTTGAATTTGGTCGGTTTCATTTCTTTAACTTTCCGTACAAAGGGTCGTCTGGACCTATGTGAATTTTCCCGTCGAACTTATACAGGTAGTCGTGTGCTATTCTGTATATTTGTTTATGGTCATCTTCTGATATACCAGTGACGGGTATACGTTTAAGTAGCTGTTCACAACTTCCGCGGAAATAACTTACCCATATCTCATCATTGATTAAATGCGCCGAATATGCGTAGCCACCCGGCGGTAGGTAGTGGTAATTCCGTGGTGGTCCTCCACGGAACAGTACCCAACCGGTTTTATGTATTGTGTAGTCCATAAGTTACTCCTTGTAGTAGTAACGAATGTCCTCTCCTAACACACCGGATGACGTTTTGTAGTGCTTGATTTCTATATCGAACACGGCACCATTGATAAGCTGTTTTGGTTCTGTGATGGTTTCTGTGATACCAGTTACACGACAGATTGATGCGAGCTCTTCGCCTGAGCGTTGTGTCGCGTAATTTTCAGGGTCACCTTCTAGAAAGAAGTTGCGCCAGATAATACGACCTTTAAAGTTTGTTTCATCATCTACAACCTTTAGCCCTACTGATAGGTATGGGTTACCGTTTTTGGATACACGTTCATATGCATGGGATACTGCTACTCTATATTCACCTTCTGGCATTAATACACGATGGTCTTGAGTTGGGTCGAATGGTTTCATCTGGTTGGTCTCCGTTTTGATTCATCATTTTGTTGTTTCCAGCTTTTTAGCGGCGCTTGGTAATGTAATGCCGCTTGTTCGAGTTGAGCAACATGAAACCTACCTGCGGTTTCGGCTAGCTCTTGGTTAGCGGTGTGCACTTCTTTAACTACACGTCCTCTGGTCGAAAGGATTTGTGTTATCACACCGTGCGATTTATGTGGTTTTGTTTTGTATGTGTAGGTCATATACCTCCTGTTATGGGGTAGTGGTTAGCTACCCCGTTTCCTCTACCCACATCGGCCTCCGGTTAATTACCTATGATTGTGGTCATAGGTTTTCTGAACCCGGCATTTTCAGAAATCAAGTTTTAGGTACAAGTGCTACTAGGTCATTAGCGGTTGGCGTGTTTGCACCGAAGAAAGTACCATCGAGATTACGTGCTACTGGATAGCTGGAATTGACTTGCCTAACATACAAGTCATTTGTTTCTACATCATGCTGTTCGTATGTATACATACGACCTGTGCTATCTACCGCGAACGTTTTCCCTTTGGCAAACTCTTCTATGTCAAACGGTACAGTCTGATTCAGCATTTAAAGACTCCAAGGCAAGTGTTGCATAACCTACGATATCTAGCCATGTGTCACGGTGTGTAGTGTCACCGTTAGCAGCACGGGATAGTTTTTGTAGAATCATGTGAGCAGCTTCACGTTGCTCGTTATTCCATTGATTGTATGTTGTCCCTTGTTGTAGGATACGCTCCATGGATTGGGTCATGCCTGCATTCATATAGAATGAGCCATGTGTTTCTGCTCGTTCAGTTAGTACACCATTAATTTCGATAGCCATTAGTGCAGTACCTCCAGCGAATCGTTTTCTAACATTGTTGCGAGTTTTAGCGATGATTCTTTAAATGCTTTCTTAATTTTTTCTGCTAATTCAAGCTGGTTAGTTTTGGTAAATGTGTCCACTAGTGTCATTACTAATGTCAATGCTGCATATTGCAGCTCAGGGATTATCTCTCCCGCGTCACCGACTAAGATTGCTTCTTTTACCGCATTTTTAATGATGCTTTCGATGTTATTTTTCTGGGTATTTACTTTGATTTTTGTCTCTAGTAAATCATGTATGCGTGATAACCGCTTACCCCCCCATATTTTGGGTATGATAGAATTCTACAACGGCAGCACATAACGCTGCATCTAAACTGTTCTCGCTATATCGAGTTTTTAAACTGTCTAATACAGCTATTAATTGTTTAATGTCATTTTCAATATCCATTTTTGTCAACCTTGTAATTTGGTTCCAAATTTTAGTATTTTTATGATAATCGCTGCTTTTAACCGTGTTAAAAACGGTTTTTCTAACGACAACGAACAAATGTCAACGGTAGGTAAAAGTGATTGATAAGCAGCAAGGATGTTATCTGTTGCTGGCAGTGAGCCTTTTTCTACACCCTTTATTGATTCATAAGGTGCTCCAGTTCGTACAATCATTTCGTATACAGAGAGACCGGCGGACTCTCTTACAACTTTTAGATAGTTTGGTTTGAAATACATATACCTCCCTCTCTATTTTTGTGGTAATTGCACGAAAGGCATAACTGTACCTTGTGGGATGTATGTAGGTAACTTACCATCCCAGCGTTTAGCTGTTTCAAGCGCAACGAGTTCTTGGTTTTTGGCTAATGCCTCCGCCATTTTGCGGACATTTTCAGCTTCAGCGTCGCCTTTCACTCGGATTGCGTGAGCTTCTGCGTCTGCTTGTAATACTTGCTGTTTAGCCAGTGCTTCGGCTTGGGTTAAACGTGTAGCTGCTTCGGCTTTTGCTCGTTCTACTTGTGCGCGACCTTCCTCGATAGCGATACGGGTTTCACGCTCTTTGTTACGTACCGCGACGTCTTTGTTAACTGAGTCTTCAATCATTCGCTCATATTCTGCCGAGAAGTTGAAAACTGATTGCACATCGTTTACCGCTAATGGATATCCTTTGAAAGCGTCTGAAATTTCTTTGCGTAAGTTCGTTGCAAATTCACCACGTTTTTCAACCGCTGTCATTGCTGTGTACTTACTGAAAACGATTTCTAACTGCTGTCGTACACGTGGCGCAACCAGCGTATTTAGCATGTTTTCTGTCGTTTTGTATTTGGTATACACCATTTCAGGGTCGGTTATTTGGAAAGTTAGTGTCAGTGCTACCGTTGCTGTTTGACGGTCTGCGGTGTATGCAGATAAGCCTTGCGTAACGTCACCTGTCTTTTCATCAAAAACACCGAATTCGATTTTCGCTTCACGGGTTGAGAAGAATGTGACATCTTCAATTGGTGATTTCCAATTTAACCCTGATGTTTTGGTATCGACAATTTCTCCATAACGTGTAAGAATTGCGGTTTCACCCGCATCCACTTTATACACCATTGTCGACAGGAAGATTGCTGCGATAAGCGCAACAAAACCTGTTACTGCTAACGATAATTTATTCATTACTACCGTCCTTTTTCTTGATTGTGTATTGTTTTAAAAAGTTCTGTGCTACTACAGTGGTCGCTACACCGAGTAAGAATCCTAAAATTAACATTGGTCTTGGTCTCCTGTTTTTGTTTTAAATTAAGCTATATTCCAGTTTTCACGGGTTCGTATTTCTACTGTTTCATAACCGTCGTACTCGTCGATTCTGAATAAAGTGCCCGGTTTTAGCCACTCAACAGTTAATGTATCTAACGCACTGCCACAGTAGAAAGCATCACCGAAAAGTTCTTCTGCTTTAGCAGTGATTTTTTCACGTGGAGCCCCCTCTAATACAAGCTGTACAATTTCAGGTGTGAATAGGCAGTCGTGAGGGTTCCACGTCGACCAGCCTGCACCATAACCGGGTGAATACAACACCGCTACTTCACCCTGTTCGTTATAAACTTTGCCATTTTTGGTTGTTGTTTTCATAACGTTCCCTTTATCAATGTCGCAGTACCAATTGGGTTGTCTACATCGGTCTCACCGTTTACGATTGGATAGATGTTTACTTGTACATCTTCTCCATAATATGAGCCGTCAAAGATATTTATATCGATTCTGCTCTCCTCGGTTTTGTACCAGAAATCAGTGATGCCATTATGGTTGCATTCGATAATGTCTGATATTGTTTCGCGCATGTATGGATCGCACATCATCCCTGTACAGAGTTTAAATGGGTAGGTGTCTGGTGCCTCGTTTACGTTGTTTAAAAAGTCTACGAGTTTACGCGCCTCATGTTCAAACAAAGTGATAAACCAATCATCACGTTCGAAGCCCGCTTTGAATGTCAGTTCGGAACGGTTTTTTGGCATATCACACACTTGATAATCCCACTGTCCATCAACATTTTTCACTACGTAAAACATTAAGCCACCTCGACCGATGTCAGAGCGACGTAGCATCCTTAAAATGGCAAACGCCGATTTTTCTCGTTTGAAGTTTGAATTGATTTTCATTTAATTACTCCCATGTTTCTTGCAACTACACCCATTACAGCGACAATGATGAGTTTTGCTAGTTGGATGGTTAGGTAAGCCGCTAAAACGGCTTTGTATATTTCCCAGAACATTTTGTCGGTTTCTTCCATTGGTTAACTTAGGATTCAGTATCATTGATACTGCTGTTGCTACTATTGTTTTCCTTGTCATTTAACTTCACCCCCCAACGTTCAAGATTTTGCGGCAACCCCATTGTTGCTGGTAGTTATTTAACAGCCTCTTGCCTTACGCACACTTCATCAATAATGCTTTTAAATTCAGGGAACATCTCTAGGAGCTGGGTGTCAGTTGAGCAGTTATTAATGATGGTTTTTAGATTTTCGATGTCATTTTCATACTGCTTTTGCTCTTCGCAAGTTTTTGCGAAATCATCGACAATTGCGTTTAATACACTGTCATTTGTCGGTTTCCACCCCGATAAGTCAATACTATAGGTACCGATTTGGTCTTTTACCCAACTATCGACGGGCACCTTTACTTCAAGACGCATTACCCCTGAACAATACCGCCCTTTTTCTGATATACACATGGTGTGAATCGATCCTTTATAGAGTTCTTGGTACTGTTTGAAGCACGGGTCGGCTTTAGTGTAAACCCACTCTTGAAAACGTTTTTTGAACTCGTCTGCTTCTGCTTTGAATGGTGATTTTGTTTGATTTTTAATTCGAGTGAATATCGAGTTTTTATGTCCTTTGTTTAGTCGCATTGGTTTAGTCTCCGTTTTAATCTTTCGGTATCGGTTTTAGCTGCTCCCAACCGGTAGCTTGACTTATGAATTTCTAAGATGTTCATAGTTTAAATGTCCATTGGATTACTAGTTTTTGACACACGCTGGATTCAGCTCTTTCTTGTTCAGTTGACCAAACTTCTGGTCCTTCTGTTGCGTCACAACTTTCAAATAGCATGTAGTTGAAGCCAGCTCGGTTAAATAGTGCAGCTACTAGTCGTGCTTTGTACAGGCTGTACAGTATGAACGTTGTGCTAGTGTTACCTTTCAAATACTCGAGTTTTATTGCCAAGTACACTTCTTGGATGACTTCTTCAGGTACTTTCTGTAGGTGTACCCGCTTGAAGTCGTCGAAATCCTGTTTTAATTTATAGATTGCTCGGTCAATGGGCTCTTCAAGGTTTATATACTCATCGTCCACGATGATATATTCGATGTCGTTTGGTCTGTCATAGCACCCGTTACCTAGACCTTCGTACTCACCATTCGCATTTACCCAGAAGAATTTAGAGAAGGTCTCGTTTATGTCTCGTTCTACATAGAACATTTCGTTTGGGTCATGCGGGTCGTAATCGGATATGTAAAACTTGTCCGTTGTTCCTTTTACCGATACCGGATAACCGTTGGTGTATGCCTTGAGCAGGCTCTTGAATGTCGGTGTTAAGGTTTCCATTATTCACCCTCCCATAGACTTACGATGTCGAGACTGCTCGGTTTGTTACTGTCTTTAAATATCTTTCCGTTATATGTCCACGATTCATGTGAAATGAGCTCTTTCCCATCGTACACTCGGCCGGCGAATGAGTAATGCAAACTGAATGCGTCGTAATCATCTAAGATAACCATGTGGCCATCACGGGTTTTTAGCGGGGTACCGTCTTTAAAACATTTTCCAAGGTCAATGGCAGGTTGCTTGGGCTCATCCCAATAACCTACGATGTCAAGTTCATTTTCACCATAGTTGAATTTACCCGACATCATCCAAAAGGCGTTTGTAACAAGCCCTGAAGCATGGATAACAACACCGGCGTATGGATATGTTGTGTTCGGGGTATCGTTACAACGGGTTAATAACACCTTACTCCCGTCACGGGTTTTAAGGAACGTTGAATCTTTGATACACTGTTCAAAGTCGATATCAGGTGCGGATGCTGATTGCTGTGATTGATTGAATAGCTGCTTGAGGTTGTCAGCAGTGATGAGGGATACGATGTCTTTTGGGGATTCCTCACCCGTATAAATCTGCCGTTATCCGTTACAAAGTATCTGTCATTGTCTTCGTTAGTGAAATTCAATACTGCCAATGGATAGTCGATGTTTTCCAGTTTATCGTACGCGTCAATGCGTACAAGGTCACCGTTACGTGCTAGGAATAAGTTAACCCCTAAAGCGTGTTCGAGGATTTGTTCTTTTGTTAAGGTTTGGTCGGTCATGGTCTGGTCTCCGTTGAAGTGCAAAAATGACGGCGTCATTACACCGTCATTTATTACTAATTTAGACGGCGGAACATCGCCGTCATTTATTATATATGATATAATATTATTACATGCAATGTAATATTTCTAATTGTTTGTGCCGATTGGTAGTAAAAGTTAATATAGGTCATACCAATCAACGTCGTCATTTTCTACCTGTTGATTGCGTTCGGCAACAAGCTCCTCGAACTGGTCGTCTGAAAGACGTAACACCGGCGTGTATTGCGGTTCAAGGGTTAGTTTCCGCTCATCCATAGAATGTTTCCTCATTTTGGTTGTACAAATCTTCCGCCAGAATCTAGTGTCACAGTGTAATCTAACGACTGCCAGCACTCGTTCTGTTCGTCGTAGTACATCTGTTCATATTCAATCGTTACAGTATCTCTTTTTGCGTTTTCCACGACAGATTTCACATGTACGTGACTTGTTTTGGCTACATCTGCAATGTGAATACTCGCGATTGTGTTTAAATAAGACATTTTTGTTACTCCCAGTCGGTTAATGTATAAAAATGCAAGTAGCGCTGAACATCGCACTATAAAAAACTCGAATAGCGCTGAACAACGCACTATCAAAAACACCTATCAATAACCATTCATTGATAGGTACTCTCTTTTGATTGACCGTGAGCTCTGCTGTGCACCCACGGTCGTTTAGAGGTGGTAAGGGTTGGGTTTAGTGTTTACATTTTGGGTGCCTCCTTTGGTTGTTTGTTGTCATTTGATTAGCACTTGTACTAGTCTGTCGATACAAGCCGGATTAGCCGGAATTTTTTGGGTTTAATTGGTCGAGAGAAAAAAATATTTTTTTATTTTCTGTGGCTAACCCAAAAAAATTTCGGCATTTCCAGATGTTCCAGCACTACCCCAGTGTTTATGCGGGTTGAACCGATGCTGAATTTTTTTGAATTCAGCATCGATGCTGGATTGTGCCGGAATTTTCGGCGCCAATTGCAGCGATACTGGCAAACTAGTATATTTTACGCTGGTATTGCTACATTCCCATCGAAAAATAACAGCACAACTTTCACCTCTGCCGGATTGAAATTTTCAATTCGGCATGATTTTTGTCTATTTTACACTCCAAATGAAGCAAGACCTTTGATACGCAACAGGGAGCTTTCTATAATTCCTATTTTTCTTTCGGCTCGTACCAATAACTCTTTTGCTTCTGCTAATTCTTTTTCCAGTTCGGCAACCCTTTCTTTTATTGCCTGTTGAGGTGATTTATTGTTTTTTTTAGGTGTTTATCAGACACATACACTTGTACAATGCTATTTTCGTCTAGATAAAACAAAGCACTTGTTCCACGGCGCGAATGTACGCCACGGATTGATTGACCTTCTTGCATCTGTTGAAAATAGGTGTACAGTGTGCGTTTTGGGATTCCGGATTGCTCCGAAGCCGATACCACATTACCGTTGTTATCTACCGCGATTTGTAACGCTTTTTGAATGTTTTCATAACTGTGGTCAGTTGTCTTTTTCATAGTTTTTTCCTCTTTTGTTTCATTTGTCAGATTTGCATATTACATTATATGTAATATTATTATTACAATAAAACTAATAACCCTCTTTGACCATGATTGCTAGACAAATGACAGATGAAATAAGACAACCGACGATTTCCTTTGTTGCTGGTTCATCGACGGCAACAAGAATCATTGCCATCATCAGCGTTGCTATGCTGATTAAACCTGCTACTACACCTATGAATTTGTACATTTTCTTTTTCCTCTTTTCCATTTAATTTTATTTTTCACTACTTACAACTCTTTGTTTTCGTTACTTTTTATTTCACAAACTCCATTTGTTCTTTTTTCTTTTTCAATTTCTTTTGTCCTTTGCCAATGAGCCCCAACACGTGATGACGGAGCTGGGTCCAAGGAAAGCGTCCTGTGACCTCTAAATCCCTCTACCCACCGGCCCGTGACCTCGGTTATTAGGGGTTTGTTTTGGATAAAGAAAAGGGCACTCGATTGAGTGCCCTTGGTTAGGAAAGGTGGTTAATTAGATAGAGAATCGTTTTGATTGGGAGAGTTTGGTGAGGAACTCCAACATTGGTTTCTCATCGCCTGTTTCATAGAATTTAGTCATCTTCGCGTCATACTGACGCTTGCTCTTGGCGGGTATACTTACCGGCGGCAACCCGTTAGACATCAGATACCCGTTCATCATAAGTTGTGCCGTACGTTTGTTACCGTCGTAGAAAAACTGGATACGTGCGCAGTCTAAGAATAATCTGAACGCTTTAGTGTAGATGTCGGACTCGTTCTTGAAACGCTCCATGACCCACTTAAAATGCTCGTCTAATGTGTCGTGTGCAGGCGGTGTGTAATGCTCTACACCTGCGATATACACTTGACCGTTTCTAAAATCACCGACCGATAATGCCTCACCTTCTGCCACTATCGTGTTGAAATGGATGAAGTTAGCTTTCGTGACAGTGAACATGTTATGCGCCACCTGATTACGCAGCTCTTCCCATGCTCGGGAAACACGTAACACCTGTTCTTGGTCTGTGAGTCTTCGTCCGCCCACAGTAATACCATCCAGCAGTGTCTTCACCTCTGGATAAGTGAACGGGTTGCCCTCAAGCTTTGTCATGTTATAGACAAGCTCTGAGTGCATCCGTTTGGTTGTAAAGAGTAATTCTTCCTTTGTCATTTTGACCTCCATATGTGTATAATGCCCCCTACCGGGGGCATTGTCTAGTGGGTTATTCCCAACCGAATTGTTTGAGTACACGTGTACGACGTGCGGCGCTCTCTTTCTCACGGTTGATATGGCGTTCTTTCGCCCAGTGGATGGTACGCTCAATCAAGAATTTCTCGATTGCTTCGCCCTGACTTAAGTCGAACTCCGCCAAATGTAGCGGTTTCTCAACAAGCTCACCATCTACGAATTCAGTAATCATTGTGTGGTGTGTCGCGAGATGCTCAGGTGATGCTATCCACACTTGAGTTGTACTGTACTTCGCTACCTTTCTTGCTTCCGTTGCTCTTTCAGCGTTACTTTTGTTGATTCCATCTACCAATAGCTGCATCACGTGCTCGTACTGTTCACGGAATTCTACTGCTCTGTGGTACATAGCCTGCTCTGCGTGTAAATCATCTACTAACGCTTGTGTATCCCGTACGTCATACGCATATGGTTGTGAATCCATTACACGCCCATCTTGCGTATACATCGTTGGGTTCTCGTTTCGGAAGATTTGTTCTTCTAACCATTCGATACGTTGCGTACCGAAACCACGTGTCGTGATTTCTTTTTTCGTACCATCATCGAATGTAACGACCTGATGGATTGGGTCATTGCTGAACTTGAACTCACCCAATACGATATCTGCATTAAGACGATTCCAACCACGGTACGCTGTCGGGCGCGGGCCACTGGTTACAGCGTTGATTTTGTCCTTCATAATCCCCCACACGTACTGTGATAAGAACCCACGGACATCCAACTGCGACAGGTCTAAGTATTCCGGTGTGACATGTACATATTCACCTGTAATCCCTGTATCGACAGGGAACATGATACGTGGGTGGTTAAGTGCAAACTGCCCAGACATACCGATGTATGCACTGAACCCTTTGTATGTGATGTCAATCCGTAAATCCATATCACGTGCGTAGTCTAGCGCATCACTGAATGTACTAGGTAACGTTTGGTTGACGAAGTGCTCGATGATTTCGTCGTCTGATACATCCTTGAACAGGATTTCTCTGAACCCTGCCTGTAACTCGGCGTTGAACAGGTCATACACAGCTCCTTTTACAAGTTGGTACGGGCACTCAGCGTTCGACTGCATGTTCTGGTTCACGCGACCTTTTGGTACTCTCACTTTGTATGCGTTGAATAGCGCTTCAACACAGGCGCGTTTTGCTACTTTGTCATTAACCATTGATATACCCGCTTTTATGCGGTATGTTTCAGGAGCTGATTTCGCAGCCCAAGTGTTGATTAAGTTGACAGATTTAGCGTTTAAGGTTACATTTGCTGTTAAGTTTTTCATAGTGTCCTCCTTTGGACTATTACATTGTGATTAACTAGCACTTACACGGTGGTAGGACACTGTGTAAGTGCGACTTTGATGGTACAATTACCATCATCAAGGGCACTGGTTAGAGTACCCTTTGTGATAATAACTAGAACAGTTGAGGTGACATATGAACTCAGGGATGGTATCCATACTTATCGGATTGGTTTCAACCCTTACACCCCTTTTTTGTCCTTTATTACGTGTTTAACCCGAAAGGCAAGAAATGGTATATGTGGGTCGCATACATATTTACTGCTGTCCTTGCGTCAAAGATACTTAACGCTATTCTCATTAGTGTTACTATTGGTTAAAGTCGTAATCCCACTCACCTCGCTCTATGGCGATAATTCTATCCATATCTACGAAAACGCCTTGTTCAAACCAAGGCGTTTCTGTATCTACGTCCATGTTATCGTCGTCATAGTTATACAACGAGCCATATCCTGCTGAATACAGCTCGTCGAAACGTTCTATAATATCTTCAATAGACTCCATTGAGTCTGTTAATAGTGGTAGTTCTTTTTCCATTTGTTAATCCTCCATTGTTAAAATGCTGATTACCATCGATACGATACCGATGATGGATGCCAACATCAGGCAAGATAGACCCGATGTCATGTTATTCGGAACGAGCAAGCCACCTGCTATTGCAAGGGCTAGCGACGATGTTGTGAGTGCTATTGATACCACGTTCATAGTGACCTCCTGCGGGTAGAGTTAAAATGTTAGGGTAGGTTCAAAAGCCTAAATTTGACTTTTGACATTGAAAAGTGAAAGGGAACGTGCACCCCTTTTGTGGGCGACACCCATATAGAAAAGAACATTTGCCCGCTAACAATTGACAAGGGTTAAATTGCCCACTGACAAACGCTACTCGACAACTGATACGGGTCAGCTAAAAATTCCCGTGACCAAAACCACATTTCCAGAAAAAATATCTAGAAAAAATTTTATAAAAATTTATTGTAGTAGTTTTAACCAGTAACAAAGGAGAAGTAAAAATGGTTTTTACATGGTTAAAACCACCAAGAACCTCTAACGAACCTTTCGAGTCCATTAGGGCTGACCTGAATACTGGGCGCAACACACTCTTGCGCATAATATTAGCCACGGAACGCCATATCGTATAGCTGTTCTCCGCAGACGACCAAATGCATATAAAAACGGATGATTTTGAGTTTGTTGTTGCGGCTGTAAGTTACAAGTATGATAGACTCGTAGTTATGTCGTCGCGAGGAGATAAGTACATACTATCCCGTTGTCGCAACCCGATTGTTACGGTCAGCGATGCCGCGCTAGATAAATACATCAGGGCTTATGTTGAGTATGGGTCAAAGCATAAAACGGTAAGTGATTATGCGAAACTCAAATGCACCCCCACAAAACGCAAACGCAGAGATTACCCGATTAATTATTGGATATATGATGACGAGGAGGACGCCAACGACTACGACCCCTATGAGGATGATTTAACCGCACACGAGTATTACCTACAAAATAACATGTGTGACGATTAAAACAAAAGACGTCTAGCAATTGACAAGGGTACAATGCAGCTATACCCATAAAAGGACTACAACAATGGAAACAGTAAAAATTCTAGAAATTTTAGGTGACTCTCCAATGGCTAGGTCACAAGCCAAAACAATAGCTAAAATACTCCCACACCAAGGCAACATACAGGTAGATTTCAAAGATGTACAAATCGTCGGACAGGGGTTCGCGGACCAGTTGTTTAGGGTATTCAAAAATGAGCACCCTAACGTTAACCTCATACCAATCAACATGTCTGAGGACGTCGAATTCATGGTCAGACACGTAGGGGGTATTTAACCCCCTAAAAATCTCCGTGACCAAAATCACAATCCCAGAAAAAATCCCTAGAAAAATTTTTTATAAAAATTTATTGTATAATTTTGACCAATAACAAAGCGAAAAGGTAAGTATGTATAACTATAACCTGACCGGCGTAGCACTTCCCTCGAACAATGGGGAGGTTGTACGTGACGGTGCGCAAATT